GTACTAATATCACGGAGGTTTTGCTCCCTAGTTTCCAAGAACCCGGTCCTCTCATCGGCGCGCACTCCCGAGATGCCGGTTAGGGCCTCCGCCAGATCTGCTAAGGAGTCTTGTTGCTGGGGACCTGCTCCAGCGGCACCCAAGGAACTGGTTAATCCGCCTAGCCCAGCATCCGGCGCTACTTGGCTGCCAGCAGCAGGAATTCTTGCCGCCTGACTAACTGGGTCCTCACCCAACTGCCGGAATGCCATGCCCTGCCGCTCAGAAATGGCGCGCTGACTGGCCCCAGCACCAGTGCCCAAGCCCCGTGGGTTGGCAACCCTCTGTCCAGCACGCGGACCCAAATTGCGCATCAACGAAATAATACCCAAGGCATCTTGCTCGGTGATGTTGCCCGCCGCACGCTGCGCGGCAACACTAGACGCTCCGCCTGGGGCGAGTTGTTCGGCCAAGAAGGCAAGGTCGGGCCGCTCATCGGGCCTAGCAAATATACCACCGCCAGCGCCGGGCCGACCAAAGGTTATCTGTTCCTGACGCTCTCGTAAGTCTCTCTCCGCAGGAGTTTCCAGGGGAGGCGGTGGAGCCAATACGCTTAGTACATCCAAACCCAATTGCGGCGGGAGTACCCCCGAGCGGACCAACTCATTAATATCCAAGCCCTGCTCTTGAATGATCCGAGCGATTTGCTCGGGGGTCATTCCTTCCCCCAATTGGGGCAATCCGGGGGGCGCTGCAACGTCGGGCATATTAGCGACAATGCCCAAGTAATCAGCAAAACTGAATTGACCTTCACCGACAGCCTGGAGCACATCATTGGGGTCATCGAACTTTTGAGATATAAAAGCGTGTTGCTCAGGAGTAAGACGAGCCGCCTCCGCCCCTTCGGGGGTTCCCTGAATGGCATAAATCCTTTTCAGGTCCCCAAGTTTCAGCGCCCCCTCTTTGAAGCTGTCCAGAATCTCCTTAGGGCTCAGGGCCTGCGCCCACTGCCCGTAATTGATCCCAGGAGTCGTCTCTAACGCTTCCGGGATCATCTCAAACAATATAGCAGCATCACCCGACGTGAGATTGCCGGCACTAATCTCCTCAGCAATTGCCTCAACGGTTGGGTATGCCTTTGCCAAGGCCGTATAGTCTGCCTTGGGCGTTAAAGCGAGCGGTTCCTGCTCACGCATCAGTGACATGATACGTTGGCTATCGGCGATTGTTATGGCGTCTTGCGCAAGCAGATCGCTGATCCCAGCGAACGTGATGGTTTTAGCTACGATCTCGTGAGGGAACCCCACCGTGATCTGGCTTAATGGTGGCGGTTCTGCTCTAAGCCTAGCCACCTCTTGTAGAATAATGTTAGTATCACCAGCACGCAGGAACCCAGTCTTGAAACCTGCAAGAACATCGTCAGAGTCTTCGAAGGACCGGGCAAGGGCAAGATGATCCATGCCCGGAGTGAGAATCGACTCCTTCTTCTCGACAGGCATGAGGAGGAGAATACGACGGGCATCGGTAGCCGTGTAGATTTTCCCAACCAGCTTAGCAACGGCGTCCGCGTCTTCCAGCCTGATGGCCAAGTCCCGATGGTCAACATCAGGGGACAGTTCTTGTTCAGTGATTGGCCTTTCGAGACGCAGAATGAGTCTTTGCGCGTCATCGGGTCTAAGGATTTGGCCGACCGCACGCCGAATCTCTTCGGCGGTGGGCAAAAACAGGAGCCAGGTGTCGTAGTCTTCCGGCCTTATCGGCGGGATTAGCTTGGGATCGACGAAGTCTGATCCGCCTACTACCCCCACAGGCCCGATTGGTGTAACTGGCGGTGGAGTCACAGTAGCTCCTCGGGCATCTGCATACCAGCCAGAAAGGTATCCAGCGACAGGTTATGCACGGTAGTCGTTTCCGATGCCCTAGTACGCGGGGCAGGTGGCCCCAAGACAATGCTGGACACTTGAGCTTGCTGCTCCAGAAACATCTTCATCGCCAAGTCTATCGGCGCTTGCACCCGATTGATGTCATTAGGATGACTGGGCATAGCTACCTCCGAACCGTTTGCCCAGAAGGAACCCCTTGAGCCCCGCCAGGCGCACCACCAAGCAGGCTTCCCAGTGAGTCAAGCCCACCCAGGCCCTGCGGGAACACGCTGGGCTGTCCCTGCTGGCTGGCCACCCGGCCCCGCTGGATATTGGCCTCTCCCGGACGTTGCAACTGAGACCCGCCCAAGTTCTGGCTACCCGGATTGGTTCCAGGCGTTAGGTTGCCTAGACTGGGAGAAACCGCCTGTTGCAGTTGCCCACCAAGGTTCAGTTGCTGGAGAAGGGCTTGGGTCTGAGCCATGATGAACTCCGGAGTGTTGAGCAACTGCTCCGCCCGTATCTGCATCTGCTCTTCCAAGGGGTTGATAACCCCGGAACGGCGCATCGCCTCATAGAGACTGAGTATTCCCGCTTGGTGGAGCCGCATGGCCAGAATGCCCTCGCGCTCACGTTCTTCAGGGGCTTCGGCCTTGACCATGACCCTGTTTTCGTACAGATTTTTAATATCGTCCGGCTCTATCGACTGGTCGAAGTTATGAATCTCGGTTCGGGCGTGTACCGTAATCCGCCCCTTGATCTTATTCTCCACCAACCGAGCGAACTTGCTGTTTACATCCTCGATAGCATGTCTGAGACCATCGGCCACACCTTGGAATTTAAGGCGTCCCATTCCTGCCATAACACTGATAGCAAAACCAGCACTAACGCCACGAGGACGCATACCGCGTACCACGTTTGGGAAAGTAACTTGTTCGATGTAGTTTTGAACTCTCGCAAGTTGGTCTCCTAAGTCCTGGGGCATTTGGACCATCGGCGACGCTTCCACCGTGACATTTGTGGGCACCACGTTCTTGCCACCAAAAAGCTCGTATTCTTCCGCTGTTTTGGTGGCTATCTGCTCGGAACCATGAAAGTCCAATGTTCGGTAGGAGTTAATCCGCACCAACGCGCCCATCTGGGTCATCAGACGGGCTTCTTCATCCAGCAGGCTATGGGCATGGTGCAGGATGCCCTTGTAACGCTCCTGGGGAGGCCCGTCGGCAAAGGTATGGCTCATCACCGGCAGAATCGGCGTGAAGGGCATATAGCCGTAGCCGTGGCGTCCCTGCAAGACCAGTTTCTTGTCCACCATGTAGCAGACCCACTCTTCATCCCAATACATACAGAACGAAGACATCGCCTGCCCGCCAGCATCCAAAGCCCAAGACGGATAGCGCCGCGCCAAGTCCTTGGTGGGCATCTCGTACCATTCTATCGCCCACCTTGGTCTATCAGACCTTGAGTCGTCCCACATCAAGTTTGTTGGCTTAATGACATCAACCGATATGGGGAAGGAGATACATCGCAGGTCCTGGAAGTCAGCGATGGCCTGACGGTAGCCAGCATCGTCGCCCTCGAAATCCGCCAACATAGGCGCATCGGGCCACTTTTCCGCCGCGAACATGGTGCGGAGCCAGCCGATACCGTAAAGGAAGGACTGGTCTACCGCCGTCCGCAGCACTGGGTCTTTGATAGAGAGCCAAACGCCTTGATAGAACTTCTTGATGCGCTCGGCCCGCGCCCGCGCCCGTGGCGGAGAGGGCACATCTATGGACAGGTTATTCACATCGACGTGGTCCGTCGCTGTCTGAACGATGGAATAGGCTGTTGCAGGCCAGACTGGGTCCACACCCTCGGGGTGCGGAATGGCCTTGGTCCCCAGAACGTAGGCTTCCTCGTTACGGCACTGAGCATAGAACGGCTCGAAATACCGCCTTCCCTCTTGGAAAAGGTTCAGTAATTCGTCCTCGGTGGGGGCGATGTCCTTGGACGCCTCGGTTTCCCAGTAGCCTGGGACCCAAAGACCCGCTTCCCTATCTTGAGTTACTAGGACCATACAATTCCCTATACAATCCCCGCTGCTTCCTGACGCGCCTTGGTTCGCTCAAGGATGCCTTGACGTACCATTCTAGCACCATTGGTGTGGTAAGCGGTACGGCCCTGGTTCACTTCTGCCTGGGTGGGAGCGTACCGGGCATTGTGGACGACTCGTCTAGCTTCAACGAGGCTTGGCGGGTCAATACAAGCGGTAAGGGCAAGGGCCAACGCAAAGACTTCATCGTCGTGTTCGCCAGACGGAGCTTCAGGCCGGAACTTCCCGGAAGCAAGTCTAACGAACTGAAATGCACGTAATTCGCGCAACAATGGCCGGATTTCGGGGAAAGAGACATTCTTTCTCTCCATGGAGATAGCCAAGTTCTGGAGGAGCGGTTCCCGGCTGGTCCACGTTATCTGAAACGGCTCCACGGGGAGACCAGCGTCGATAAGCTCGTTGGCGAACATATCGCCGCCCATGCCGGTGGCGTCCACCACCAGCCGCTGGATGCCCCACTCATGGCAGACGCGAATCATCTGCTCCCGCTGGAGTATCCAGTCAGTACCCTGGTCCCATGATATGTGATGTACGACCCGCCGTTCTTGAGAGTCCATGATGTGCAATACAGACGCGTCGAGCTTCCGTCCAAGGTCGAGACCCGCCACATACGAAACTCCTGGAAGCGGACCGGGGAGCTCATCCCCCCAGATACATGCACTAATGTTGGTGAAGTAGCCGCCGTCTTCTGAGAATTCAGCAAGGTACATCCTCCGCCAAGCGCGGTCGGTCAACAACTCCCGGTCGCCCTCGATCTCCGCCAGTATCCACTCATTCTCCGGCAGTTGCAGCAACGGGTTATCGAAGGCCGTATAACTGAACGCTTCGTAGCCGTCCCTGCCCCGCAGAGCCAACTGGTAGTTCCTTTCAAACCAATGGGTCGGGTAGGTACTGGGGATGCCCTCATATATAGCGTAGGACATCCGGCCAGGACTTCTCAGGGTAGGCAGCAGCTTCTCGAAGGCCGCGTCCTGCACATCCTGGGCCTCCTGCACCCACAAAAAGTCAAGCCCCGCTGTTTGCAGGGCTTCCGGGTTATGCGCCGACTTGACCTCAATGAGACCGTAGACACGATCCTTGGAGGGAGGCTTCAAAAAAATGGTCCGGTCTTCCTGATGCACGTCGTCAGGCTCATAAAACTGAGGGGGAATGAAGCTTAAGAGTTCGTTCCAGACCTGCCGGGCTTGGGGCATCGCAGGACAGACTATCCAAGCGTGAAACCCCGGCACCATAGCCGGGCCTCCAGGCACATCCCGGCTCTCGACGTACCGCTTGAGCATCTCCCAGAGGGCCATCCGTGACTTACCCCAACGCCTTCCGATCCGCAGGACCTTCACATGGGCCGGAGAATCGTGGACTTCCTGCTGGCCCGAATGAGGCTCATACAGGTCCTTCAAGTCCACCATGGGGTTGACTCGAACAGCAGGGCTAATCACGGTCGATTACCTTCCCATTGGCATAGATCGGCGGGTCCCCGTTATGCTCCCCGAACATATTGACCGCGACCTGCGTCATGGTCTGCACCACCGGCGCACTCACTGGCGCAGCCAGCCCAACCAACACATGCAGATGCTTGATCGCACTCAGCGCCACGCTATCGGACTTGGAGTCAAGCAACTTCTTGAGGCGCGTAAGACTGCTGGGAACAAGCTCCATCAGTTGGGCTTGGAACTCATTGTCCGCCGCCAGCAGAATATTGGAAGTCTTCTCTATCTCCTTCCGCAGCGCCGGATGTTTTGAAATACGTCTAACCATATAATCGCATCGTCGAAATATCCACGAACCATGTGGCCAGTTTGTGCATTATAACATCAACCTAACGCCCTCAGTGCCTGCCAAGCTGACAGGCACCAAGAGCGCCCCCGCGAAAGAGGCTATCGGATGCTGAGCCCAGGGACTTCCACCCTGGGACGTGATGCAGAGTCACCTGTTAGCTATTCAGGCAAGGCCACGAGTTCATCTGCCCTCCCTGCGTCTATCTTCCGCCACTCAGCGCTTTTATCTGTGGAGGAGATAAGTAATCCCCGATGGCGCTTACCTCCTAGTATGGATGCAACTCGTATTTCTAGGGGGTCTTCCTTCAAAAGAGCGATCGTCTCGGTGAGAGTCACCTTAATACATCCCTCAATACCTCCCTCAGAGCGTCGTCAGCGTTATTCAAAGCCTTCCCATACCGCTCATTGACCTGCTGATCACTCAGCAATTCCCCGTCAACCACCGTCCATACCTCCCCGTCCAAGACGGTCCTGCTGAGCGTCATCTTATCGTAAACTGCCTGCATGTAGGCTTGGATGATTGTCTTCTCGTCATCGGTCATATGATGTCTCCGGATAATTGATGTGGGGGTTTTGTTCACGGTCTGCGCAAGCCTGCTGACTGGATGTTGTGGTGCATAATTTTTGTAGGAATCGCTTAGTATCCGATGCATCTGATTCCAAGAGCAATCACACCTACTACAACCAGCACTATAAAGAATGGACCAAAGGGGTTCATCTCCGGCATCAAATTTCTCTGATGATAAATTTTTGTAGGAATCGCCTGAGCGACCTCATCATTAGTTAGGCCACCCCTTGCGGCCAACCGGCTTCAACGCCCGCGTCTTAGTTCGCGCGTAACAGTTCGCCTCCGTACAAGTACGCACTACATGGCTAAAGCCTGCTAACTGTGCCTATTTACGCCTATAACGACGTTGGTGTTCCAGAATCTGCTCTATTGCTTGCTGCTGTAGGCGTCTAGCATTCTCGTTAGGCTCAAATCCGCATATTGGGCACCAATGACCGATGGTGAACCGTTTCAGGCCGCCTGGAACCCGTTTGGTGCTGGTTAAGGCCATTTGTAGATGCTTTACGCCACTATGTTGATGCCACCGTCGTTGACGTAGTGAAACTGGTCGCTGCTGACGTAGGCTAACAGCAGGTTTACCGGCAACGGCTACCACAGTCCCCGTGGTGGGGATACCGTAGGCTTATCTGCAACTACCACGTAGGCTCCTCGGTTACCCCTTGCCTGTTTACTTGTTCCCCTGACCGTCTTTCCACCACATTTTAGCATAACCTAATAGGCGTTGATAACTGTGAGCGTAGTACGCCTGTCCTGTCCCCACAAACCCGCTCCGCTTAAGGTGTACGCTACCTTGCAACTACTTCCTAGTTGCTGTTCGTCCATCATAGACATGTCGTGATTATCGGACATCTTATCTTCCTAGCACCACTAGGCTTAATGTCTCTCCACCCCGGTTGGTGGCGACAATGTGACTATATTTAACAGGCGCCTATCGCTTAGGTTGGTCTTTCCCCTTGATGATGATTACAGGCCCGGAACGCCTTGCCCAACGCTCCTCAGTCCGGCGCATCCGTTTCTTTATCTCTGCCGGGGTTGGAGCTCCTCGGCCTCGTTCCTTCCCTGTTATGAACCGTACCATCTTGGTCCTTGCTTACTCTCTGCATGTTCTATCGCTTCGCTCACACGTGTCAATGCGTTCTGCTAATCAATTCTTAGACATCATTATCCTGTTACTGAATACTATCCCCACTAACAGTATTACGTTTTGGTGGGATAAATTAGTGCTTTTAGGGGTTGTGCTATGCCTTGCCATTCTGTTAACATGTAGTCCACAAATGGTAGGAATATTATGGAGGAGGAGAAGTTCGGCAATGGTAACGATTAACGGAACGTATGGGCACAATGGCAATTCCAAACTTGGAAAGCATGTATCTGTTATCAATCGGCAAGCTGGCGAAACATGCCCTGGCGCGTCGGAATTCTGCGTCGACTGCTACGCAATGAAGGGAAATTTCAAACGCTTCAACCTACAGTCTAAGTTTGCACAAGGCACGATTAACCTACCGTCAAAACTGCGCGAACTATTCCGTTGGCATGTGTCGGGCGATTTTGACAGCATCGAATACATACACTTCGCGATTGAAGTTGTACGGGCGCACCCTAATACAAAATTTTGGG